TTAGCGCCGCTTCAGGTACGTCGAGCGACCCACACGACGCCCCTGAATGCGCGAAACCCCGCTCGGGGGCGGGGTTTCGGTGGGTTTTTCTACCTGCGGCAACGGCCGCGGCGTCTCGATAATCTCGGTCACGTCCGGCGGATCAGGGGGCACCTCGGCCGGCAGGGCCGCAGGCAATGCCTCCAGCACCGGAACCGCATCGAACAAGGAGACCTGCGATGCACGATGCTGCTCGACCTGCCAGTGCGCCTCGGTCATCAGGTGCACTTTCACGCTGCGGGCCGCGTGCAGCGCGTACCCTTCGCAGTCCAGCGCCTCGTTGCGCGGGCTGATCTTCTTCCACACGCGCTTACCGCCACGCGGCCCCGGAACCTTGACCTCCGCCGTGAGTTGCGAGAGGTAGTCGCTACGGACCCCGCTATACCAGTGCATGCGGCCCGGCCCGTCGCCTTCGAGCTTCAGCCGGTTTTCGAGGATGAGATCCTTCGCGCGGCTCACGCCGACCATATACGGCCGCAGCCCGTACTTCGCGGCCTTGCTGTTGTTGCGCGTCGAGTCGATCGACGCCTTCGGCACGCTGAAGATCTCCGCGTCGACGTTGCTGCTGCCCTTGACCGCCATGACGTTGTAACCCGCGTGCTGCGCCGCACGCACATACTTGTAAACCGCATCCGACGTCGCACCGTCCGATGAGTCGATCGACGTTGCTCGTACACGCAGCAACCAGCCGTTCTCATGCCGGTATGCGTGCGACAGCAGCATCGTCAACGCGCCCCATACCCCGCCTGTCATCGGGTCTTGCTGCTGCTCCGTCACGTTGCCGTAAATTTCGCCCCACGCGACGAGCCAGCTTTCCTCGCCGCGCCCCCATGCACGCAGGACGATTGCGAGCCGGTCGTGCTGCACGTCGACGCCAAGCGTCAACACCAGACCTCCGAGCGGCACCGTCAGCTCCGCATATGGCAGCGCACGTTGCGCGAGCACGTCCAGCTCGGGCAGATCGGTCTTGTACTTGTACGCCCGGCCCTGCGAGTTGTTCACGAACGAACGCATCTTCGTATCGTCGCCCTCGCGCAGCGCCTTGTCGGCGGTCAGCCACTTCTTGACCAGCTCGGCCATGTTCGAGCCGGGAAACGGCGACACCAGCTCGTTGATGCGGAAGCCGGCAACGCCGTGAAACGGTGCCGTCGCAACCCATCGCCCGCGCCGGACAGCGCGAATACGCGTCGCGTCGTCCCACAACGAACCGCAATGCGGGCAGGTGTAACGGGCCGTCTCCGGTTGTGCGCGGCCGTAGACCTCATGTACGACTTCGGCGCCCTCGCTCCACGTGACGTTTTCCCACGCCAGCTCATGCTCCTCGTCACAATCGGGGCACGGCACCAGATACACGCGTTGATCCGATGCAGCGTAAGCCTGCTGGATGCGAGACAGGCCGTCGATGGTCGGCGTACCACCCAAGATCATCTTGCGTCGCCGGGCCGAATAGCTCTTGTTCCGTTCCTCCAGCAGCGTGATCGAATCGCCCTGCTCGCGCACGTTCGTATTCGCGTCGTCCGGCTCTTCGACCGCGACGACCGGGGCCGGCGTCGACTTCACTTCGTCGGGCGCGTTCGACGTGATGAACTTCAGGAAGCCGCGCGCGAACGTCTTGTGATCCCACAGGTTGTTCTTGTCGCGGGCCGCGTGAACTGGCAATCTCGCCGACAGCCGAGGCGTCACCTCGACCATCGGCTCGAACTTCTCCAGGTTGAACTTCTTCGCCGTCTTCTCTTTCGGGAACATGACGATCATCGGGCATGGGTCAACGTCGATCCGCTTGCCGATGTAGTTCAGCAGCACGCCATCGGTCCACGCGACCTGCGCCGACTTCATGCACACGACCTTCTGCACGGTCGGATCGTCCAGCGCTTCGTGCATGCCGAACACCCACGGCGTGATGTTCGGGTTATACCGGCCGGGACTGGCCGATCCCTTCGCGCTCAACCTGCGATGTTTGCGCGCCCAGTCCGTCGTCCCAATCCGCTCCGGCGGACGCAGCATCTTCGCGATCCGGCGAATCACCGCGTGGACTGTCTGGGTCGTATTCAGAAAGCTGCTCAAGGCATCCATATATGTGCTCGTTCAACCATTCGACGTCCACCTCGACGCCGTATAGCGTGCGCAGCTCCTGCACCAGCTTGTCGGACAGCGACAGCAGCTCCGTTTGAAATGCGCCGACCATCAGGCCGTACGCCTGTTCGAGCTGAGCCGCATTGACGAGCTGCCCCTTCTTCTCTGCCAGCGTCAGTAGCTTGATCTCGCGATCGACGATCTCGGTCTTCGCCCGTTCGGCGACGAGATCGATGCCTGTACCACTGGACCGGCCGGCTGCGATCTCGCGCAAATGCCGGATGTACGCGATGCGGATCTCGTCGATCGACACCGCACGGTAATCGAGCTGGACCTTGTCGACGAACCGCGAAACGGCCGACTGGTCAAGGTCCAGATGGTCAGCGATCTGCTGCTGAGTCGGCATGAATATGACCCCCTATGGAGACTCGCCAGTAGAGAAAAAACGCGGGTGCGAGCCCCCGCGTGTGGCGATGCCCAGAGGGTCCCCGCCTGCTTAAAGAATAGGCAGACCCGCACCGATCGCGACATCGGCGGTCACGCCGTCGCCCGCACGGTCCATTGCCCACACGACACGGTCCATCGCATCGTCAAACACGAAGCACCGCGCGGTTACGCGCCCCATGCTTCGATCTTCATCCCACGTCGACCAGACCTCGCTCGGCCCGGCGCTCGTCGACTCGATTCGCATTTCAGTGCTCCAATGCAAAAAGCCCTGAGGGCTTTCGCACTCAGGGCTTTCTAAGTCTTGCTCTCCAAAAACTTCGCTACGTCGAACGGAGGTCCAGTCCGCGCAATTGGCAACCCGGCGTCTATTCGTTTCGCAGTACGCTTTGCCGCACTGAACAGCAGCATGATCGTAGTCATGGAAGCAATGAATTTAAGCCGCAGATCCGGGAAGCTCGCCGGCTCTGCGTACACATACATCACAAGACCGTATGACCGGTCCTCTGCTGCCCACTTGGCGATTTGCTCAACTCGCTCCCTATGGTTAGCGAGAGACAGCTTAGGATCGGTAGCATTATGGGCAAAATCGTTTCTGATCTTTCGTAGCGTTTGGAGTACCGTCGCAAAGTCTTTTTCGATTACGCCCAATCGCTCTGCCAGTTGAATTTTTGTCCCGAACGAAGAAAGCGCTTCCCCTGGATCGAACAGCGGGTCTCGCTTTCCGCCTACCGGCCGAAATACACGCTTGAGAATTTCTTCAAGGTCCGCGTCGAGTTTTGCAACCCCCAAGACCACGATGGCACGCTCACTCTCGTGCATAAACAAGCGCAAGATCTCACTTTCGACCTTGCCGTCAGAATCATCAGCCCCCGCATCGGCCATTCCGCCACCTCGACGTGTAAGCAAGTCGCAAAAAGCCCTGAGGGCTTTCGCACTCAGGGCTTCGATATTCATTTCGTAAGGGCGAACGCCCTCCCAACAGATCCCGGCAGACAGTTATCGTTGTTGGTCGCGGCGCTCCCGCGATTCAGTATGCCTGTCGGGCGAAGGTTGCGACACGAGTATGCGGTCGCGCATTTATCCAGTGACGCGGTAAAGGATGTGCAAAGTTTACGCGATCCGCTCTTGAAATGGAATACGTTTCATCCTCGCAATTGTCGACGCAATGTGTCGTACACCGATCCATCGACCGTATCCAGCAGTGCAAGCATGTCGTGAAAGCGCCACGACCAGTTCTTCCGATACTCGTCGAGCGATACGCCGAGCGCGTGCGCCCGGCCAGCGTCGTCGACCTGCCGCTTGCCGGTACCGGAACAGTCGGGGCAAATGTGCCGGCCCTTCGCATCCGGAGCGGGCGACGCCGCGATCCGCCCCATCCCACCACAGTCATCGCAAGGTTCGTATTCCCGAAAGACCAGCGGCCCGTTACGCCCTTCGAAGAACGGGATACGCTCCTCCGACACACACACCTTCCCGCTGCCCCCGCATGCATCACACGCGTGCGTTGATGTCGTGACGGCACGCGCGCGACGCACGACGCCACGCCCTTCGCACTCGAAACACTGATCGTTCACCCACTCATCCAGCAACCGCAGCGCGAACCGCTCAACGATGTCGACCTTCGAACGCTCGACAGCGTGCCCCGCACGTTGGTCGCGGCGCTCGTCGCGCGACAGGCCAGTGAACCGCGCACGCTTGAATCGGCCCGACGTCCGGATCATCTGCGCCAACAGCAACGTTGCACGTCGAACCATCGCAGGCGTCGGCAGCGGCCCGGCTTTGATTCGGGCCAGCAAGCTCCCGAGATCGTTCGCAAAGGCGAGCGCGCCCAAAGTAACTTTAGGATCGGCAATCGGGTCGGTGAACTGACCACGAACGCTCATCGCAACGCCCACCCGCTCTTTCAAATCGATCATGACTCTCTCCTACTCGTCCTAATGTCTCAATGTCCCAAGGGAAAAGGCTTGTGGGGGTGCGCGCCTGCGACATGCGCGACATGCGCCGCTCACGTCGCGCATGTCGCGCCCCCGCACACGCGCCCGAGGCCGCGCCTTGGGACATTGGGACATGGGACGTCCGCAGCGCGCCAAGACGGGCCAAGTGGCGCGCTTGCCGTGCAGGCACAGCGCGCCACGCAATCACAACGGACTGTCGTCATCACCCGCTGCGACCAGTTCGCGCTCCGCTTCCGGCTCTTGCTCTTCCTTCACGTAGTACCAACCGCGCGATCCGGTCGACTCGCGCTTGCGCACCCACCCGAGCGACTTCAACGCCTTGCCGATGCGGCGCTGCTCGGCCAGCGTCCACTTAGACGTGTCGAGCTTCAGAATGTCCGCGAGGATCTCTTCCATCGTCGTGCGCGACACGAATTCCAGGGCCTTGGCGATCTTGTCCTCGTACACGTCGCCTTCGTAGCGCTCCGCCTGCTCGATCTCGAACAGCGGGCGCTCATGCTCTTCGACGTGCCACACGACGCCCGAGCGATACAGGTGTACGGCTTCCGCCCATAGTTGTTCCCGAACGGCGACAATGCCGTCGATGTCGACCAGACCGCCGACACGCAGCGGCCAGTAACGCCGGTTGCCCGATTCGTCTTTCAGGTACGTGTCGAAGTTGACCGAGCCAGCGAACACGCATTGACGCGGGACGTCCGTCGCCCGCTTGCCGTAGAAGTTGCGGAACCGGTCGACGGCCGTCGCGAAGAAGCTCTTCACCGCCGACGAGTCGGCCTTGTTCAGCGAATCCAGCTCGGCCAGCTCGATCACCCACTTCCCGGCCAGCACCGCGTACGTGTCTTTGTTGCCGATCTGGATCGGCGTATCGGTGAACCACGGTGCGCCGGCCAGCACCTTCAGCGCCGTCGATTTGCGATGCCCCTGCTTGCCTTCGAGGATCAGGACGTTGTCGACTTTGCAGCCGGGCTCCATCACGCGCGCGACGGCCGCGATCATCCACTTCATGAACGCGAGCTGCACATACTCGCTGTCGGCGACACGCAGGTATGTCGACGGCATCGTGCGCACACGCGGCACGCCGTCCCATTTGAGCCCTTCGAGGTATTCGCGCACGTCATGGAAGTGCTTCTCGTCCGCCACCAACAGAACCGCGTTCATCACGATATCGGTGCGCACCGAGAGGCCGTAGCGCTGCGACAACCAAAGCGCGCAGCGCTGATCGTCCATGTCAGTCCACTCTCCCTTCACGCCTTGCCGGAACGGTGGTGCCTTGCGCTTCATCACGCGGCCACCGAAGTCGTCCTGTTCGATGACGCCCTGCCAAGCTTTGTGATTCGCCAGGATCATGTGCACGTTGCCGAGCGTCGGCAGCAGCGTGCCCTTGTCCGAACGCGCGAGATCCTGCTCCCATGTGTGCGCGCCGTTCTCTGCCTCGCGGCCATCCCATTCCGGCTGTTTCGCGGCAGCGGATGTCGCGGCGGACTTCGTCGGCGTGTCGTCCGCGGTCGGCACCGCAACCGTCGCCGGCCGGATCTCTTCGTTCGCTGGCGCGATGACGCGCAGGATTGCCGCCTGCACTTGCGCTCCGACTGCCTCGACGCCCTCTTCGACGTGCAGGTCGTTGAAATCGGTCAGCTTGCGCTCGCCGCGCTTGGCGAATGCCGGATAGGCGACGCTGACGTCGGCGACCGTCGCTGCCGCCTCGTATGCACGCTTCAGGCCCGTGTTCTCGAAGCGCTTACGGCGCAACGGCATTACGTCGTTTCCGTAGCTCACCTCGACATACGGCACGCCATTGTCGTCACGACGGCGTGACACGGCGACCATGTACCACGTGTTCTTCGCCTCGATCCGCACCGGGTCGGCACCGAACACCAGTTCACCCCGGAAAGCGAATTCGTCGGCGAGCCAGTCGCGCATGCGCTGCTCGATCTTCCAGTCGTCGTCGGCGCAGACCAGCACATGCACATCCGGATACGTCGCACGCAGGTAGCGCACGGCCGGGAGAATGCCGCCCGCGTCGAAGCAGACGTTGACTGCGAACGCCTCGTCGATCGCCATGCGGATCGAGCGCGCGGTCGCGTAGCCTTCGGCGACCAGCACGATCTGGTCGTCTGCCCCGACCTCGCCGAGCAGATACGACGCGCCCTTCTTTTCCATGCCCTTGTTGAAGCGCTTCGCGCCGTCCGGGGTGATCTTCTGCATGCCGACGAGCCGAGCATCGTCGCCGTACTGATACATCGGCACGAAGATCGTGCCGTCCGCATCGAAACGTACGCTTTCGGCCGAGAGGCGTTTGCGTTCAAGATAGGCGGACTCGCCATGCTCTGCTGCTCGGTTCCACTGATCGCGCGCGCGGTTCGCTGCGAGCCTCGCCTGACGCGCGTCACGCTCGGCCTGCTCGCGGTCGGCGGCTTCCTGCCGGCGACGCGTCTCCGCCAGCACTTCCTCGCTCAGCGGCGCACCGCTCCACTCAAATCGCTCGGTGCCCGGATCGTCGCCGGAGAAATGGCCGAACGTACCGCCATAGCCGATTACCGCGCCCTTGCTAATGATCTCTCGAAGCTGATACCAGTATTTCTTGCGCGGCCCATACCGATGATGTTTGCCGTCCGCGATCGGATGGCCGGTAGGCAGGTCGGGATGCCCCGCAGCACGCAATTGCTGAATAATCTGGTCCAGTGTCGCCATACAAAAATTCCCTCGATCAAAGTTACTTTGGCCGCATGTCGCGGCCAGATCACAATTCGTTGAGTTGCGCGCTGTTAGCTCGCACGACGAGCCGCCTCCAGCTCGACGAGACGACGGTCGCGCTCGACCTTGTGAGAAAAGCTTCGCCATGCGGCTCGCCCCGCCGCATAGCATTGCCGCCCGCTCGGCGAGCGGCTGTATTGCGACGCGCTGCGTCGCAACGCGCTACTGATCCCGTTCACGTTCACATGTGTCTCCGGTTATTTGCCGCGCAGTCGACGCCATTCCGCCGACATGAGATCGTCGAACGCGGCAAGGTCCAGCGCGCAGAGACGATCGGTAAGCTGGTCGCGGAACGCGTGACGTTCCGCCTTGGTCGCGAGCGCGGCGCACGCGCGCGCAGCTCGCTCAATGAACAGGCGCTCGCGCCCGGCTGCGTTCGCTTCCGCAAGAATCGGAGCGAGGCGATCGGGGAACGCGGCGATCAATTCGGACAGCAAGCGCCCCGCTTCAGCAGGGGCACATTCGAAACGGGATGCGAGCGTCGTGACAGCGCATGCCAATTGCTGCTCAGGCGAGCAGCAAAGGCCGATATGCTCACGGTCGGGACGACAGCACCCCATGCCGGGCTTAAACCGCTCCATGACGACGGCGTCGACGCGCGGCGAGATTGCGAGCAGCGTGAATCAAACGCTGGAACAGTCGCTGCCCCTTGCGGCCGGTCGCGATGATCTTCTCGGCGTGTTGATCGTCGATCCGCTGATCAGCCAGCGCACGCGTCACGTCGTCAGCGACGAGACCAACATGCGCCTGCAGGTGCAGCGCCGTCGATACAAGACGCAGCGTGCCGGGTTCGCTGACGTCGTCAGCGGCATGGTCGTCGACGTGTTCGGCAACCAGCCCGAAGCGCGCGTTCAACGCATGCAGCGCGTCGAGCGCGTACGCCTCGCCCTCTGCCTTTTCCTGCATCCATTCGATCAGCAGCTCGAACATTTCCATCGACAAGCGACTGTCGCCGACACCACGCAAGCGAAGGCGAAGCGATTCCGGTGTGATGTTCTTACCGCGCCGGATCGTGAGGTGGTTCGCCGCGTCGGCGACGCCGCCGGGCGTGTTGCGAACGGACGTATAGAGGACGTCCAGCCATTCGGTACTGTCGTATCGGCAGGTCATAGCGGGAGATTGGTAGAGAGTGACTTTCATCCTGTCGCGCTCATGCGGTCGCAACTAAGATCCAGCTCACGATGTGCGTAACTACGGCGGTCACGCGTCGATGGGGAGCGACAACGAGTTGTCGTGTGCGTCTAGAGAAGCAAACAGGTCAGGACGCGCGAGCTTCAAGAACAACAGACGCGCTCGCGGAATGCCGTTCCGACGCCATTCGGACACTGACGGCATCCGGACTTCGCACAGTTGGGCAGTCGCGGCCGTTCCACCGAATGCATCGATCACGGCGCACGCGTACGGGTCTCGATTCAGGAGCGTATTCATGCCGCCATGTTAGGCGTTCCTTACATGAAAAGCAAGGCATTCCTTATGCTCATTCAGTTAGGCTTTCCTAATGACGACACTAGCCGAACGCCTGGAACAGGCAATGAAGTTGCCGCCTGAGAAAAAGGCAGCAGATCTGGCGCGAGCGTGCCGAGTGCGAGCGCCCTCGGTCAGCGACTGGTTAAGCGGGAAAACCAAAAAGATGGAGGGCGCGAACTTGCTGCTCGCGGCCGAATTCCTGAACGTTGACCCGTGGTGGCTCGCCACTGGCGAAGGCCAGATGGTGCGCCGAGCCAATGCGCCCGCCCCACAAAGACAGGAGATGCTCGGCGCGCATGCTCAGACGCTTGTTGACGCACTCGCCAAAGCAGACAAGGTTGGATTGCCGTCGACGGCATTTATCGCGCTGCTCGAAACCCTCAAGGTGTTTGAAGATCTACGCGGGCAGCAGTCCGATGACCTTCTCGATCTGAATGCACCTGACCCGGAAGAGGGGTAAGGTTCCAGTCGAATACAGCGGCTCTGCGGTGCGTTCCGACGCACCCTGAACGTATCCCGCGCCCTCTGATCGGGCCACCAAGAATCTCAACATCCCAATCGAAGTCATCGCTGCCATGCGGGCCAATGATCCGTACCAGCATGCCGATACGCGACCGGTTTCGGCATCGACTGACGATCGCCACATCGCCCGGTTTGCAGCGCAATTCCCCTGTTGACATATCCCCGCAACAACCTCCCCTCGGCAATATTTTCCCTTAACCACTGTATAAACATACAGTATTTGGTCGGAAGAATACAACACCTTTCACCAAGGTTCACCGCATTCTCCCGGGACCACTCGCGAGCAAAGGGCAACGCTACGGAAAAATAGTTAGGCATTCCTATTGCGCGATGACGAAGGAATGCCTAACATTCGACTTCATCGCTGCCGCTTGCGCAGCCTTCGGAGAAGCCCATGAAAATGCTCGACCATCAGTCCACCGACCGCCACGAATGGCTTCGTGACGAAAACACGCCCCGCATCACGCCGTCCGAACCCGCTCGCCAAAGCAACTTTGAAAAATCGAAGATCTTCCGCTGGACGATCGTCGCCGCCCTGCTGTTTGTCGTCGTGAACGTGTTCCAGGACGATCCGGTAGTCGCTCCGACCACCGCTTATCACGTCAGCGTTTAAGCCGCCCCGACCCTGCCGGGGCGTACGGCCCCGGCGTCATGGAGACCACCATGCCGCGAATCAAATCCCGAACCTTCCCCCTCGTCGACGTCGAGCGTCGCGACACCCTCTCAATTCGCACCATCACACGTTACGACCGGGACGCACGCCGTCCGTCGACCCCAATCCTCGTCGGCAAGTACATCGTCGGTCGCCGCCCCTTGGCCGACAGCGTGCATACCGAGTACCTGATCCTTGACGGCACCGAAATCGCACACAAACAGATCTCAATCCCGAGCGAAGGCGACTGCGCAACCGCGATCAAGCGTCTGCGCGACGCCAAACGCGCAGCGGGCGTCGAGGCGTCGAAAGCGATCGATAAAGCGAAGAAGCGCGGCACGACGCGGACGGCGGCAACGCGGGAGGTTGCGTAATGGACGACCGCACGCAACAGCTCGACCTCACCGCGCCGATTCCGACCGGCAACATCAAGGCCGCAGCCGCAGCAGCCGGCGCAACGTCAGCGGACCTATGGATGGTCCCGTACGAACAGCTTCGCTACGACCCGTCCGACAACATCCGACCGGTCGATCCCGAATGGGTAACGCACCTCACTGCACTGATGATGGAGAACGGGTACGACAAGGGCTCACCGCTCCATTGCTACGCGCGAAAGGTCGAGGGAAAGGATCTGCTGCACGTGTACAAGGGGCAGCACCGCTACCTCGCGGCCGGCAAGGCAATCGAAGCAGGCAAGGACATCGGCAAGATCCCGGTCGTTGTCCGTGACGCTAAGACGGTCAACCGTGCCGAAATGGTGATCGACGGCTATCTCAGCAACAACGGCAAGCCGTCGTCGCCGCTTGATCTGGCCGCTGCCGTCGCAGAGCTGCGCGACATTCACGGCATGACGCTCGCGGCCATCTGCAAGCGCCTGAATGTCACCGATCAAACAGTGCGCGACGTCGGCCTGCTTGAACGAGCACCCGCTGAACTGCATCAGCTCGTACGGAAGGGCCAATGTACCGGCACACTGGCGATCGAACAGATCCGCCAACACGGCGGCGACAAGGCGCTCGAACGCATCGTCGTCGGGTTGTCCAAAGCGGCTGAAGCCGGCAAGTCGAAGGTGACGAAGAAGTATCTCGAACCGTCGCCCCTGCTCGATGCGCTTCCGGCCCCGGCACTTTCAGCCGAATACACAACATCGGAAGCCTCCATCGCAGACGCCGAACATCACTCCGCGTCGACGGCCGCGGACGTCGCTGTCGAGGCGCAGGCGCCGACAGTCCCGTCTCAAAGCTACCCCGTGAGAATTAGCGACGCGCGCGCAAAGCAACTTTTGCAGGCGCTGCAATCGGTCCTGCACGACCCCGCCTTCGACCAGCTCTCTCCGGACACGATGCACGCCGTACACACCGGCTTGCACGGCATAGCCCACCTTTTCGTCGGCGGGATTGGGCCGACACCGGCTGATCATCCAATCCACGCGCCGAACAAGCACGGCGTGTTTGACGCCTGCGAGACGATCCAGTCCCCGACCAGCAAGCGCACCCGCAAAAGCCCTGCCGCGATCCATCTCGCTCATGTTGAACATGGGGTGTGGATTCAGTCGTTCACGCTCGCGGTCGGCTCTGGCGGCATGACCGGCCTGCCGTCACTTCACAGCTTCAGGGAGACGTACCCGACTCGCGGGCAAGCAATCCGGGGCGCAGTGTCGGACATGACTCGCGTCATGCAATCGCCCAGCTACGCGAAAGCAAAGGAAGCACCGATCGTCATTGCTTGGCTCGACAAGTTGTATGCGACGCCTGATCCAGAATGGACGCCCGAGCTGGCAGCTAAGTATGCGGTCGCGAAGGAGGCCGCCGAATGACCCCGCGCCCGGCCCTTTCTACCCCACGTCCGCTGCCGCGGAAGCGGGAACAAGCGAAGAAGCGCCCGGCTATCGCACTGGCAAGCGTCAACGGCACTTCGATGCAGTCGGACAACGACGGGCTGACGCCCGCAAAAGCGATCCAGAAAGACGAAACGCCGCTCGCGCGGCGCAAACCTATCCAGACAAACGAAGCCTTGGCGGATATCCGCCAAGGCAGGCTCGCGCGGTTCGATGCCCTCCGCATCGAGATCCGCGCGTTGATCAGCGAGATCTCGCATGCGGCCGACGTCGAGCTGTTGGACCTGATGGCCGACGAAATCGGGTCCTTCGCTCGCCACAAAGCCGCGCAGGACGCGCGCACCTGGGCCGGAACCGCGGCGATCACGCTTGAAACAGGGCTCATGCAACTCGCCCGTGCAACTCAGCCCGTCATCGAATAACGAGGAACAAAGAATTGAGCACCACGACTGAACGCCTGTTGCGACTGCCGACCGTTCTCGACATGGTCGGCTTGGGCAAAACGACGATCTACGACATGATGAAGGAAGGTAGTTTCCCGAGGCCACGACGCGTTCGCAATCTCTCGCTTTGGGCGGAGACAGAAGTACAAGCATGGATTCGTTCCATCACTTCGCGCGAAACATCCACCAGTCAATGACATGTCTCAATATCTAGACCTGATCTCTCGGTCGGCACCTGATCAGGTCTGAAATTGCCTCGATGTGACCTTATCAAGGGCCATGATCGATCCCTTGCGGTTCGTGGCCGCGCCATCGCGGCGACAGGTTTCAAGGTGAAGCCGTCATCGGTTTTAAACAGGCACAGACAGATCCGATCATTTATATTGTTGCGAAAGCGACACCAATTGATCCGCTAACACATGAAGCCAACGTACTTGCACATTGGTGACAGGATCGACCGTCATCGTCCGAAGAAACCGACCAACGGAATTGCGATATCGGGCGCCCGCCAATGCCATAGTCGCTTGATGATATTTTTGAAGAGTGTCCGGCGTTGCATGCGCGATATGATGCCGCAAATCAGCAAGCCGCTTAATTGATGCCAATGCGCTACTGGTCACCAATTCATGTGGCGCAGAAATAAAGAATACTTTGGATCGGTTAATTACAACATCAGGATTATGCCAAAGCACATACTGCCTCCCATTCAGGACCTGTTGACCAGCCGCAGCGAGCGTTAGCGCTCGGTTCTGATTCGGAGCCATTACAACAACATTGCCGCCGGTTGTATAGCCGCAAAGCAATCGATGAAATGTATCTTCGAGAAACCTCTCCCAAAGAGCGAAGATACGCAGGTATGTGAGCTCATAGATGGCCTCGAGCTTATTGTAATTGAATTGTCGTCTGCCTTGAGAGCCAGCCGGTGCAGCGATCCGCACCAGCTCAGCGGCAGACGACAATTCGAGCGCTTTTGTCACGTCTGCCGAGAACAAGTCGCAGATCGGATCAAGCTTGCGTGGCAT